TTTACTAATGATGTAGTAATAGCATATCTATCAGCACCTGGAGCTGAATAGTTTGGCGCTCCTAAAGCATTATCAACTAAACTAGAATCAGTATTTGAATTTACTGTTGATTCAGTAATTTGTAAACCAACTACATTATTTGGTGTATTTGAATATTTATCTCCAGCATTATCAAGTGTAATTGAAGCTGCTGGTACATATACAAAGTTTCCTCTTAAAAAGAATACACCTTCTTTAATACTAAATTCTGCGTTTTGTCCAATTGGATTTGTAATTGATGATGCAACTGCAGGAGATGCGTTAGTTGGATTAGTTCCTCCACCTACACAAACAAATGGAGTTCCGGTGGCATTACTTTGTGCTACTTCTCCAGCAACAAATGATTTAAATGCACCACCTGTTCCGGATGATTGATATTTAAGATATATTGTATGAGGGTCTGAACCACTTGAAGCTTCTACTCCAATAACAGTTGCTGTGACAGCATTTGTTTGTCCAGTTAATGTTGAACCTATAAGAGTTTCTAAAACAGCTGCAGTAGTTGTATAGTTTGTTGAACTATGTTGGAATGAAGATTCTACTTTAATAAAATCACGATTAATGTTTAATGATTTTTCTCCATTTACAACTGAATCACCTTCTTTAAAAGCGTATTGACCAAATCTATCGATTTGAGCTTGCAAGGCTGTTTGCATTTGAGTAAGTTCTCTTGCTTGAACAGATACTCCTGGCTTAAATAGTATACGATGAAATCCTTTTGTTTCGTCAAAGTCATCGTAATACGGCGTGACATTGTAATTTTTTACTACTGTAGTTCCCATAAATTTTCCCTAATACTATATTAGAATTCTAATATAATTTTAATATCTTCAATCTGTGTTGCAGTTCTGTTAATTGGTAATCTATTTTCTAAGAATAATATATCACCAGACTCTCTATCTAATTCAGCAGCTTTTACAGCATTTGAACTTTCAAGAGTACCGTTAGTTGAGCTTGTACCACCTACAACTTCTTCTCCATTTGTAAATGAGGTATAACCTGTTTTTTCATTTTGGTGATAATAAACGAAACCATTTGAGGTATCAATCTCTGTGACAAAGGCGACGGCTCCAGAGGTTTGACCTGTGATTACTTCATCTACCGTAAATGAACTAACATTTGAACCAACACTAAATGTGTTTGAAAAGTCTAAGTAATCCATTGCTTTTAGAGTATCAGAAGATGCTATTTGACCTGCTGCTGCTCCAGTTCCATTTAATGGATTTTTAACTAACATAATTTGTCTAAAGTCATTACCTACTGTAATATCTCCACTACCATCAGCACCATCTAACTTAACATTAACTCCCATAAAGAATCCGCCAAGTTCAGCTCTTGGGTCAGTACCATGACCACTCTTCTCACTACCTCTGTAGTTTGGTGCAATAACAGCTCGAGCAGTTCCTAATGAACCACCTCCACCAGATAGTACAACTTTAGCTCTTGTATAATTTGTTCCTTTACCAGTCACTGTAATTGCTGTGACTGCTCCACTTGAAATAGTTGCTGTTGCAGTTGCTCCAGTTCCATCACCTGTAATTGTGACTGTTGGAGCTGATGTATAACCCGACCCACCAGCTGTGACTTCAATTCTTTCGATTCCGGCAGCGAGGGAATCATCTCTTGAAGCTTTTTGGTTTAGGTATTGAGCATAATCTGCTTCAGTAAGGTTTGCTTCAGCATCAGCATCAGCAGCATAAGCAAATGTTAAAATTGCATTTGCGGCTACTGTACCAGTTGTATTAGCACTCATTGTAATTTGTGTTCCAGCAACTGAACTAACTTTTCTACCTGAACCAATGTTAGTTCCTGTAATAGTCATACCAACTGCGATATCATCATTAATTTCTTTTAAGATGATTTTATTTTGTGCATTTGCAGCTTGGACAGCCACTTGAGCTTCTCCACCCATTGAGATATATTTTACTGGCATATATGAGTTTGTTAAAAACTTTTCTGCATCAGCTACTGAAACAGTATACATATATTTCCATGAATATCCATCGGATTCTGCTTGTGGTTGTGTTAATGTTTGAGTTGGTTGTACTGTTGAAGCACCACCGCCTGCTACGATACATTTATAAACCTTAAATTCACTAGTGATAACATAGAATTTCTTATCGAAAATATTTCCATCATCGGAATCCCATGCTACATAAGATGTTGAACCGTCCCATGTGTGTCTTGGTACTACATGAGATACGTTTGCTGAAGATACTTTCTTTACTGCTATAAGGTTTGACCTTGCCTTTCCATATTCATCAAGGTGGTCGCCCGGTGTAGGAGCTGTTGCTTCATCAGTTGTATCTGACGTGGAATTAGACCACACATCAGCTTTACCAATACCTACATAAACTGCGCTATTTGAAATATCTTCTTTAAAATTATTTGAGTTAACAACTCTAAAATTACTTGATACTATTGCTGCCATTTTTAATTACCTATTCTATTTCCACGAATGTTCGTGTATTATATTTATTTATATTAGTTGGATTGACGTTTTGAATTTCTACATCACCTAAAAAGCTTATTTGTTGGTTTGAACTAAATAATCTATGAGTATCGTAGAAATTGCCTTTCCTTTGTTTACTACCATTATTTATAATGGTCTGAAAATTGTCATGATTAAATCCATTATGGATATTTGTCATATTATGATTTAAACTTAATATTAAGATTTCTTTTTGATTTCTTGCTCTTAATTCGTTTTGAGCTCCAGATTCTAATGTGACGATTGGGTCTCTTGTATAACCTAATCCAGGATTCGTAACTGTTGAACCTGTGATTAATCCATCAGCATCAATTGTAAATGTTCCTGCTGCAGTAACGTTTGTACCTAAAAGATTTCCATCTGAATCTTTTGCATCTGGTTGTGGGAATACAACTGTAGGAGCAGTTCTAAAGTTCTTTTGAGATGGACCTAATATATTTATTTTTGATATCTTAGTTGCGTTTGGATTTGCTGCAATTGAACCAAAGAGTTGAGCAAAACCTCCACCTTCATTTGAAATTGTAATAGCATCTCCATCTAACTCACCATCTGAAGTTAATCCTATTGTTGCAACTGGAGTTGTTGTTGATTGACCACTTGCTGCTGTTCCAGTAAATGAAACACTTAATGGTCCACCAGTATATCCAAATCCTTTTTCACCAATCTCTATTGATTTTACTTTACCATCAGTTTTTGTTAAATCTACAGTTGCAGTTTGTCCAGTTAATTTATGTCCTGTTCCACTTCCAACTGAAGTTAAACTAATTGCAGTTCCACCATTTGTGGCTGCTAATTTAATTGTTGTACTAGTTTTATCCCTTACAAAATATGTAGTATTATTAGTTAATCCACCTACTGCAGTATTACTATTACTATTATATGTGACTTGGTCTCCATCTGCTAAAGCAGCAAGTTGAGGTGTAGTTAAAGTAATTGTATTATTTGAAGTACTTACAGCTGAACCTGGATTAAAAGTCATGGCTGTTGGAGCAGCAATTACTGCTTGTGGGTCACCATAATCTTCACCACCCGCAGATATCGTAATTGCATTTACTTTACCACCCGAAATTCCTGTAGTAATTGTAGCTGCTGTAAAGCCTGAAGCTGCAGCCGCATCAGATGTTGTAAGTGTTGGAGCACTTGTATAACCTGAACCTCCCACTAAATTTGCAAAACCTGTTATAACACCATTCTTTAATGTTAAAGAAACTGTAGCATTTTTATGTATTTTCGCTTGAGCAATTGGTGAGAATTGAGAAGCAAAAGCTTCTACTAATATTGGAATATCTTCTATACCAATAACACCGGGTTGTTCTTTCGGCATTGATATAAGGTTTAAAGCATCGGTTAATATATCATTTGTTAATTGTATGAAGATTAATATTTCTGCAAAATATACAAACCCAGCTGGATGTACTAATTTATCAAATGCATTTTCCCAATCTGTTAAATTTCTACCCGTTTTAATAAGGTATGCAAATTTCTGAAACTTATTACTATCATGTATTACTTGGTTATATGATAGGAATCCTCTTTGGTCTAGGTACGAGCCACGTTGTACGAATGTCACAGATGCCCCAGACGATAAAGTTATGGCAGAGGATAGGGTTATTACCTTCCCATTTGCACTAACAGCAGTCACAGATGGAGCATTTGCAAGTGTATAAGTTGTTCCACTTATAAGTTTTGAACCTGGTCTAATTAAAGCATTACTTGCTGTAATGTTTACAGTTGTACTACTATTTGAAGCTGAGCTTAATGTTGTTGTGTGACGAGGGTCCTGGTCCCAATCACCTTCTGAAGGTATAAGGACTTTGTCGTAGGGAAATTCAACTTCTGCAGTATCGTTAAAAAGCAATCTAAAAAAGATTTCGATAGAATCTGAACTTCCCCTTAACTTATAAAAATCAATAATGGATTTATATAAAGTTCTTTTATTTCCGACAGTATTTCTAGGTAATGATATTCCAATTTCTTTCTGCATCATAGTCAGGAAATTAGAATCATTTAAATCAATATCCATAGCATCTTCAATTGTATTCATAACATTTGAAGGACCTGGTCCAACCCATCGTTTTACAATAGTTGTTATACTCGCACTATAACCATTAAATGAACTTAATCCGTTTACAGTAAATGTTTTACCAATTTGAAATGCCGTTGTATTTGCAAGTGTTCCAGGTAATTCATTACCATTTGTAATTTCTACATTAATATCATTCAATGGGATTGTCATTGTGGTCGCAGCACCTTTAATTGAATGTTGTATACCCGTTCCTACACCAGTTAAATTAATAGCGCTTCCACCTTTTGTTGTGCTTAATTGTATTTCACCACCATTTGAGAAAACAATAAAGTATTGAGTTTCATCTACTAATCCTTGAATATTAGTACCATCACCAACATCATATATAATTTGAGTGCCAACTGGTAAAGCCCCTTGGTTGGTGCTACCTACTATTAACTTATTGTTAGTGGTATCAACTACCGATGATGATGAACCATCAAAGGTGAATTTGGCTGGTGATGAACCAGTTGGCGAAGTGATTGTAAGAGTTGAACTAGCACCTGAAAAATCTGTAAAGAATTGGTCATTATCATTAGTTGGGTCAGGTATTCTAAATCTAGCTAAACCATCTAATATTACATCATTAAACGTTAAAGTTTCTTGATATATAAATTCATCCATATTCATGAATGCATAATATGATTCCAAGAAAGAACGTAGTTTAGCTTTATCTGCTAATATTTCACCAGGAATAATTTGGTCTAAACGAATATGTTCTTTAGTTTCTACTAAAGTTGAATCATCTAATCCAATCGCACCTGGTGTTAAAGTATTTTTTGCCATTATGATTTAATTCTTGATGTTGTTGTATATGTTATACTTCCACTTGAACCAGCTGTTGCGATGGTATCAATTTCTGGAGTAATGGTTACGAATGAACTATCTATCATTAAAAGTTGTTCTCTCTTTGGAGCGATATCTAATGAATCTGGTATTACACTAATTTTAATCGATGCGTTTGTTGTAGGAATAAAGTTATTTAAAGTAATTGTTCCTTTTGATATATTAACTTCACCTGCATCAGCAACCACTGTGACGTTTTTACCAGATACAATTTTATATACTATTACAATTCTTTTATTTGAATCGGTTGTATCAGTTCTATCTCCAAAGAAATGGTCAGCAGTATCAGAACCTTGTAGTTTGAAAGCTGTTGAAGATATTAAATGTTTATCTGAAGCTCCTCTATCAAAGAATGGTCCTGCAAAATTCAATGTATGATTTTGTGTTGATACTGTTCCATCGGCCGCGAGTGTTGGTGTTATATTTTGGAACATTCTAGGTCGAATAGAACTGTTTAATATTGCTGGGTCTGCAGTATCAACATCATTTGTTAATTCTGAATGTCTAAATACACCATCAAATTTATTTAAATTATTAAAATTATAATCACTTACAACATCTTTAATGAGTGTTGTTAATTCAACTGAACTTCTATCTGTAAGGTTTGGATTATATTTAAATCCTACATCTAATTCTAATCTTGTAAATACTGGGTCAACAATAATAGGTGTGACCGATACAACGTTCTTACCTTTTAATACTGTTTCTTTTATTTCAGACTTTTCATCTTCAGTTAATAACTCTGCAAGTAATGGTTTGATGGCAATATATATTCTACCATAATCAGGTATTTCTTGGTCTTCACCACCCCATGTTGCAATTGAATCTATATTTGTAAAACTCTTTTTAATGATAGATGAATAATCTTGAGATGTGACAGCTCTGTTTTGAGCAATAAAAGTAAGTGGTGCATTAAACCTTATTGATTCTGTTGTTTCTGATTCTGAACCACCAGCAGCTTTTGTGACTAATGTTGGAGCACTTGCTGTAAATCCACCAATTTGGTCAACCATTGTAAATACACTAGCACCATTTGAATCAGCGCCTTTTGTTTTTACATAATCAATTGTGACAATATTATCATTTACTGGTTTATAACCTGTGACTCCATCTCCAAAATATATTTCAAAGAATCCTGATGGATTTTCTTGTATGAAATAAACTTTAGTAGTTGCATCAACATCTTTTAATGTTTCGAATTTAGTATAGATGTCAAATGCTGTTGACCCTTGATTCTGCTGTACGCGCACGCGTAACGTACTCGTGTCCGCGTCTTTATCACTGAGTTGAAACTTTTGATTCTCAATATCATTATCAACTCTATATTTAAGTTCTCTATATGAACCTTCAACAATATTTACATTAGTAAAACTATAAAGGTTTCCTTCTAACTTTGCTTGTTTTGCTTCTAAAACAACATATTGAAACTCTTCACCATCAACAATAGTATTTAATTTAGTACCTCTTGGTAAATCTAAGTTTGTTGGTTTAGTACCACTTACACCCGATACATCAACACTAATATTTACTACTGCCCTTGGTGATAAAACTGAACGTGGTACATATCCTAAAAGTTTAGCCCTTGTGACCACATTACCTCTAATTTGAGCTGAGTCTAAGAAGGCTTCATTTAAACTAAAATGAGCATTCATTGCATTATAATGAGTATTATATGCTAATACATCAAGAAGGATATTAAGACCTGAACCTTCAAAATCATAATCATTAAATTCGTTTTGTTGCTTTAAAAAATTTTTGAGATTTTGTTTTATAGTATCAAAATCTAATTCTGTGACGTTTAAATTACTAGCCATTATCTTAACCTTCTTAATTCTATGTTTAAATTTGTTTCGGTATCAAATTCTTTTATTCTAAAATAAACTTGAATATTATATGAATTTCTATTAGGATTATCTTGTATATTAATTGCACCAACACTTACTCTTGGTTCAAAGTTTTTTATACATTTTTTAATTCCATCTCTTAATTGAATTCGAGTAATTGCATCATTTGGTTCAAAGAGTAAACCAACTAGATTAGCTCCTTTTTTAGAACCAAAAGGTCTTTCATTAAAGTTAGTGACTAAAAGATTTTTGATTGCATTTACAATAGCCCTATCATCTTTTAAAGGGATAATATCTTTTCTTATTGGATGTATTGCTAAAGATAAATCCAAATCACGATAAGGTTTCTTCTTAGCAACTATCTTAGATGCCGGAATTCCCTCTTTAATTTGCTTGTCTGTTTGTGATAATCCTGCCATATAACTATTTATACAGGTGGAACGATACTTTGGCCACCTAAAGCCGAAGTAAATTCATTACTTTTCTCTGTAATTCCTCCAAATCCACTTAAATCTATTGTTTTTGGTATACCTATTAATGTCATAAACATACAAAAATCAAAGGTAATCCATTGAGTCAAAGCACCTAATCCTATTGCATCAAAGAATGCTGTGACCTTATTCATCCATTCTTTTAATAAGAATGTTTGCCAATTCTCTTTAAACTCTTTTAACTTTTGAGTAATTCTAGCCACTTGAAATTCAAGGTTAACTACATTATCATCAATCTCACCACCTAATAAATCCAATACACCAAATCCTGCTATCGATAATCCACCTAATCCATCAAGAGTTGCCTTTGTATATTTTTCCATAGCTTTATTACGAGCATCAATTAAATCCTGACCTGTTAAAGTTCCTTCTAATGATTCTAATTCAGCTTTAAATTTTGCTTTTTCTGCATCTACAACTGCTTTAATCATTCCTTCTATATCAATTGAAAGTGGTACAGGTAATGATGGTAATCCTAAAGCACTCCATATTAAATCAAACTTACTAATTAATCCACCAAATCCAGTAAACATTTCACCATTCATAAACTTAGTGACTTCATTCTTTATAAAATCCATCACCTGTTTTGCTTTTAATTCAGCATTATCTAATCCATATTCACCACCGAATTGTTTATATTCATCAGGTAATAGTTTATATAATGAATCGATTTTATTATTACGAAGTTCTAATATCAGTTTATTTAACTCTTCAGCTGACATATCAGGGTTTGCCGCTCTTAGCGCTTCAATTTGAGCTTCTACATCAGGCCCATAACCACTAATTTCTTTTGCTAATTCTTTTAAATATTCTCTATCAGTAGCGACCTTTAATATATCAATACTAATTCCTAAACCTGGAACTGTCATTGTTAAACTAATAGGAAATAAACTATTAATTAATTCTAATATTTTGGTTGGTACATATATATGAAACTCTTCAATCAACCTTTGTATCATGATTTTAAATTCTTGTTCAGGTATACTAATCGCTTTAAAATCTGGGTCATAAGGACTTAATATACTTCTTACACTATCTAAAATCTTTTTTAAATCTTCACCTTGTTTTTTTAATTCTTCAACACTTGATAATGCTGCCTTTTCAGCTTCAGTAGCTAACTTACCAAAAAAATCCATTAAGTTTTTTGGTGTAGGTAATAAAACCGCTGGACATTCCAATGGTGGAATTTCTACTTTTATTTCAGACATTATACTATTTTTGTTTTTTGTCCTGGCTTAGATACAATTGTAATTCCACCTTCTGCGTCCATAGTAATACTTGAACCAGCTTGGTGTACGATTTGTATATTGCCAGGTGTATCATCAAATATAACTGTATGACCAGATTCAGTCACATGAGTTTTCTTTTTGATATCATCAGTTGGTACATCTTTTGTACCATCAGTTTGTGTTGGTATACTACCGATTATAATCGGGTCTTGAGCGCTTCTTCCATCTCTAAAGAATCCAACAACCCATGAACCAACTAATAAAGCATGAGTACTTCCTACTCCCGCTTTAGATGCAGAAGTATTTGGTAATAAAACAGTTGCCCAGGGAAGTTCGTCCTTTGTTGGACCTCCATTAGCTTCTGTTTCATAATAACCGTATGGTCTTACTTTAACTCTTGCATATAATTCAGTATCATCAATATCTTCTACGGCACCAATGAACCAAAAAAATTCGTGGTTTATAAATTCATCTCTTATCATGCTGTTTTTTCTTCCTCTTCAGGTTCACTACTATCAATATCAATACCAACTGAATCTCTCATTAATGTGACCTTTTGTTCAAAGGATGTTGTAAAATAACTTTTAATTTCTTTCACTAAGTATTTACCACCCAAATATTTATCGTACATTGTTGATTCATCTAATTGGTCAGCAGAAGATGCTTTACTTACATCAACTTGTACTATAGTACCAACCTCTAATCCAAAATCTCCTACAATTAACATTTCCATTGTATTAGATTCTAAAGCTTTAAATTGAGCTTTTGCTTTCATTATTGTATTATCATTTGGTGAATGATAATTATCTTCTTTTTGTCCTGTATTTAATGATATGTAATAGTTTTTAGATTCAGTATTATCTTTAAAATCATTTTCATTTACTTTATCATTACTTGAATAAGGTTGAAACTCATTTAATTTATTATCACCACTATATCGATATTCATCTACTACATATTCCTTTTTGTAAATATCTAATTTATGAACCTTTGATGAATAAACACCTTCTCCAATATTAGAGAATTGTGAAAAATTAACTGGTGATGAAAAGCTTTTAATTCTTCTACTTACTTCATCATAATATCCTGGAGTTCCAGGATTATTTGCAAAGAATGATTTTAGTTCAAATGTTTTATATGGTTCTTTTTCAAACATCTTTTTTAATGAATCTAAATATACACCTTTTTTAATTGTTTCATAAAAATAAAATGGCGTACTATCTTCATAAGCATTTTTTAATAACCAATTTGCTGCTATAAGTGGCCTTAATCTAGGAAAAACTCCAGATACTGGTGTCTTTGTTGATGTATTAATATTTTCTATTCTTTCAATAGATAAATCATTCTTTATAATTTGTTGTATAGTATTTCCTATTGTACCTTTGAATGGACGTTTAAGTAATTTTGCTTGATTAGCAATAAGATGTGGTGAAGCAATTCTTAAATGATAAAATTGTCTGCTTGGGGACGTACGCGCGTAATCATATATTTCTATTATTCTTGTTTCAAATTCCCATTTTGTATCTTCATCTTTATCTTCTGATTCTTCTTGTTTTTGTTTTTGTATTTTTAATTCTAATTTTTCATTACCATTTAATCTTAATAAACTTAAGATATTACCTGAATCTTGTACAAAAAGATTTCCTTCAATATAAGGATTATGAATACTTTCAGTAAATTCGAGCTTCATTAACATTTCTCTAATATCAATTGGCTCAGTTTTATTTGCCGGATGTAAAAGGGCTTGGTCTACGACATAAGAATCTGGCGACACCGACCCTGCGGCATTTAATTTTTCAGTTTGATTAGACATTTATTAAATCTTCAAATTTATCTACAAATCTTTCTACGTAATTTGGGTCTACATATCTGATTTTAGACCTATCTTCATTTCTTTCAAATTCAAAATTTCTATATGATTGATATGCTAAATCCGATGAAGCAACTCCACCTGTAATATGTAAAGCATTTGTGACAGGTTTCTTTTCACCATCATTTTCGTTATAGTAATAATAAGGGGCATCGGCATAGTTCCAAACTCTATATGTACTCACTCTATCAGTACTTGTACTACCTACAATTTCTTCCCTTGAACCATCTGGTTCATGCATATTACCTATAAAATTACCACTATCAATTATTAATTGATTCATATCAACATTTTTCTTTATAAGTTTACCTGTTGCTCCTGATGTTTGACCAGTAATTGTTTCACCAAGAGTAAATTTACCTGCAATACTATCAACCTGTGTAGTACCAAGCATCTTAGTTTCCATTTCAATTACTTTACCTTTATATTCTTTTTCTATATAAGAATGTAAAGCACTCGCTGACATTGGCCATGAACGATATCCATCATGTAAAAAATCATTTACTACAAAGAATGTCCAATATAGTTTGGGATTCTTATATAATCTACTTGCAACAATATCAGGCCTTTCACCATCTTTTATTTCATATAATTTATATCCTGAAAATTCATCAACGAATGTTGGTAAAGGACGAACTGAACGAAAGATATCGACCATTTGTGTAATGGAACCTTCCCTATTAAAGTCATAATCTATTTTTGGAAATTGTTTAAAAAAGCTCATTAATCCTCCTTACTTCCAGCATTTTCAGCCTCACTTACTTCTGAATCAGTAATTCCAGGTGAAGCATCTGCCATTGGACCACGTTCATATTTTGGTGAACCATCATCACCGTATAAATCATCTCTAGTAAGCATTTTACCTTCTTTGAATGATAGTGATATACTAATCTTAGGTGCCATGAAATCACTGCCTACTCTATGAAATGCTCCTTGTTGTGCAAAGAAGTTTGTATCTAATCCACCAATATAACAATCATGTACAATTGGAAAGAATTTAGATTCATTTTCACCTGACATAAATTGAATTCTAAACATTGCTGGATATCTTACGGTATATCCTATTGAACCTGTTTTTTCTGCATACATTAACCTACGAAACTTATGGCATATTTTTCCAACTGTATTTGCTTCATCTTCATTACGAGGTGTCATTTCAAATGCCATTGTAAAGTTTCTCATTTCCATACCACTAAATGTTAATTCAGTCATAGGATTAACTGCAATTCTTTTAGATAATAAAGTTTGTTTTGCTATTTTATCGATACCTGGTAAACTTGCTGCAGTTCTTAATCCAAGAGCTAATCTATCTTGTTGTGTTGTTCCAGCAGCTCCACCGCCTTTTGAATTAAAGTTTTCAGCAGATTTAAAGTCACCCATATCTAATCCTTCATAACTGGCTCCATCAGCCAGTGTTAAAGAAGAAGGTATGGGTAAAAAAACTGCTTGCTCATCTTCGTTATTCGTAATTTTTACAAATGGATAACCACCATCTTGGTCGATTAATTGCGCTAAATGTTGAGGAAATACGAGTCTCGTACCACCACTTTTTTCCTTTGCTTCCGGTTGTTCTTTGTTTTCAGCCATATAAATACCTATGTTAATTAAAAACTATAGTATTATTTATATGGCTTACAAAGGTAGATACAAAATAAAAAACCCTGATAAGTATTTAGGGAATGCAAATAAAGTGGTATTTCGGTCTCTCTGGGAAAGAAATGCTTTTAGATGGTGTGAAAACAATCCAAATATAAGAGCTTGGAGCTCTGAAGAGATTGTTGTTCCATACAAATGTAGCGTAGATAAGAGATTACATCGCTATTTTGTTGATTTATATATTGAAATGACTAATGGAAAGACCTTTTTAATTGAAATTAAACCTAAAAAGGAAACTCAACCGCCTAAACAGCCCAAAAGAAAGACGAAAAGATATATCAATGAAGTACTTACATTCACAAAGAATCAGGACAAATGGGAAGCAGCTGACCAATATGCTCAACATAAAGGTTGGAAGTTTCAGGTTTGGACTGAGGAAACTTTAAAGAATCTAGGCATAAAAGTACTTAACACTTGATATAAATAGTTATATGGCAAGTTTATTTGATACAGTTCAGGCTCAAGCTTTCCGTGCGGGTATAACGCCGCGTACGAAGGAAAGTATTAAATGGTTTCAGGATAAAGTACAAGAATTACCGAAACCAACCAGAGCTAAGCTTATGAGAGATAAGAACTTAGACCCACAGGGAAAATCAGTAATTGGTGAAATGTACATGTATACATATGACCCTAAACTGAAAAAGACATTACCATATTATGATAGATTTCCTTTAACAATTATGGTTGATGAAGCACCTGGTGGATTCTATGGTATTAATCTGCATTATTTAAACTATGATTTAAGGGCTATCTTTTTAGATAAACTCTTAGATTTAGCGCCCAAAAAAGTTAAGAACGATACAAGGTTAACTAAAATGAAATATAGTTTATTGAAAGGAAGTTCAAAATTAAAAGAGTTTAAACCTTGTTTCAAACATTATTTAGCAAAACATGTTAAATCACAATTTGTAAGAGTACCTATAACTGAATGGGAAATTGCAGTATTCTTACCAGTTGAGAGATTCCAAAAGGCTTCAACATCTCAAATTTGGAAAGATTCACAAAGGATGATTAAATGAGTACAATAGACAGATTAAAATCTACATTAAATAAACATGATGGAATGGCTGTACAAAACAGATTTAATGTTATATTTACACCACCATCTCAAAGTTTATTAAATTTAAATTTTGAATCAATCCTTTCATCAGCTTTATCTGGTGGATTTAGTATGAAAAATTTAATTAACGACCCAAGAGATATAAGTTTACTTACAGAGAAAGTAAATTTGCCGGGTAGAAAAATATCAACTTTTCAATACGGCGCGTACGAACAAGAGAATTCTTATCCTTATGATTTCATAGATGACGATTGTCAAATGACTTTTAAAGGTACAAATGATATGTACATTAGAAGAATGTTTGATAACTGGATAGAAGGTATATATTCTACCGAAGGTCATGTAGTAGGTTATAAGGATGATTATGCAGTAGATGTAGTAATACAAATGCTAAACGTGAAAAACATTCCCATATATGGAGTGAGACTGGAAAAAGCTTACCCAGTCAGTATTAGTGGGATTGAATTAAATCAGGATGCATCAGCACCAGTAAGCTTGACAGTTGATTGGAAATATGATAAATTTATTCCGGAAGGAGCTTTATCATCTTCAATCTCTATAGCGAGAAGCGCTTTAGAATTATTGACGTAGGAGATAAATTATGGCTTTGCCAATAGTGAACTCTTCCCGGTATAGCACTAAGCTACCATCAACCGGAGAAGAAATAGAGTATAGACCTTACTTAGTTAAGGAAGAAAAAATTATGATGGTTGCGCTTGAATCGAAAGATAACAAGCAAATAATGAGTTCGATGAAAGATATTATAAAGGCTTGTGTCTTTAAAGATAATTTCAACATCGATTCGTTAACTTCATATGATATTGAATGGATGTTTATAAAGCTTCGTTCTGTTTCAGTTGGAGAAATGGTGACATTAAATATGCCATGCTCAGCTGGAGAATGTAAAGCTAAAACTGAAATTGAATTTAACCTAGGAGATGTGGAAGTATCTGATACTCCTGACCCTGTAGTTAAAATCACAGATGAAGTAGGAGTGAAAATGAAACATCCAGGTATGGATGTAATGGAAACATTTACTGAAGAAAAACTTCAAACATTAGATGGAGCTTTTGAATTAGTACAATGTTCAATGGACGTGATATACGATAAGGATGAAGTATATCCAATCGTTGGTGAAACTGATGAGGATGTAAAAGTTTTCTTAGACTCTCTAAGTACAGAACAGTTTAAGAAACTAGTTGAATGGATTGGATTGACACCAACCGTTAAAGGAAATATAGAATGGAAATGTATTGAATGCGGTGCAGATAATACATTCGAAGTTAGAGGCATAAACAGTTTTTTTACATAGGCCTCTCTCATGATTCTTTAGTGAATCATTATAGAACTAACTTCGTGATGATGCAGCACCACAAATACAGTTTGACGGAACTGGAAAATATGCTTCCGTATGAGAGAGAAATATATTTAGCTCTCTTGGCAGAACATATTAAGAAGGAGAATGAAAAAATAGCCGAACAAAATCGGAAGATGAAAATGTAATTAGGAGAACGACATGGCAGAAGCGACAGACAATTCAAGAAATGAAGTTGAAATTGATTTAGATAAGTACATGAGTCTAATTGAAAAATTAGACGCGGCGGAAGATACTATTGCAGAAATGCAAGAAGAAGCAAGGAAAGCTAAGCAAGGACTTGAACCGCCAAAAAGAAAATTTATAGATTTATTCTTAGATGATAATGATATAAATGAAAAATCAATTATTGGATTTATTTCTTTTACGTTAATGACCATATTTGGTATAACAGATTTAGTCACTGCTCTAGTTTGGGATATGGACCTTAAGGTATCTGAGACAATATATACAAGTTTTGTAGTTGTCACATTAGGTGCGTTTGGTATATCAGAAGCTGGTAAAGCATTTGGCGGAAAATAAAGGGTAAAATAAATGGCTGAAAAACCAGACAGTAGTAAAGAAACTTTAAAAACTTTAAAAGAAAACGCAAAAAAGTCAGCTGAAGCTGTTAAGAGACAGGAAGCTGCTGATAGAGGCGCCAAAAAGAGAGCTGAAAATTCTGATAAAAAGCGTGAAGCTCAAACCAAAGTTCTAGAGGCTATGCTTGAAGTTGATAAACTTCGAGCTGCTGGTGATGAGAAGAACGCTGATAGATTAGAAAAGAAAATTACAAAGTATTCAGATGCTATTGAAGCAACTGAAGGTAGTAATATAAATGCTCAAGTATTTGAAGAATTAATTAAAGGTGTTAAAACTGCTAATGATGATACTGCTTCTAGATTTGAAGCCCTTGATACTAATCAAAAAGCTTTTATTGAAAAAGAAAAGTTTGGTATTACCAATCTTGCCGAAAGAATAAAAGAACAAACTGCAGCTGAAGAAGCTTCAGATGGAATGGTTGAAAAAGCTCTTAGTAAATTAGATGGCTTTGGAATGGGAGCCAATGAGAATAGTAGATTATTAAGAGAAGAATTTCAAAGAGCTCAAGAGCTTGAAGCATCAGGAAGAGCAGAAGATATTAAAGCAGCTCGAGAAATCAAAGCTGCTGTTATTAGTGCTGCGTCAGATGAAGAAAAGAGAAGAGAAGCTGAAGAATTAGCAGAAGAACAAAACGCAAGACTTACTCAAATAGCAGATGGATTTAATAACTTTGCTGATAAGTATGGTGATTCAGCAAAATCTGCTGTGAAAACAGCTGGATTCCTTGGTGTAATTGCTGCCTTGATATTTGGAGCAATTGACCCAGATAAATTATTAAAACTGGTTGATGAAATCGTAACTGGTTTCTTAGAAATAATTGAAGGATTTATGGCCTTTATTAGTGGTGATACAGATAGAGCAAATGAACTACTAGGTAAAAACTGGAAACTATTACTCGGTGCGATTACTGGTGTTGCTTTATGGTTTGCTGGACCAATCATCAAAATATTCGGTAGTATGTTTACTATGTTGAATAAGGTTATGAAGGTTGTTAAATTCTTTAGAATAACTGCTATTGCTGGATTCGTAAAGAATATGGTAGTAAACTTAGCTCAAATGGCAAAAGATTTAGCAATGACAGCTTTAAATAAAGTTGTAAAAGCTGCAAAAGCATTTAGAGTTTTTGCTTTAGGTACAATGATTCCTAGTTTAATGGGTGTATTTTCAGCTATAGTGACCGCTATGATTCCGGTAATTGCAGCAGTCTGGCCAGTAGTTGCAATCATAGGCGTTATTGCTGCGGCCTTTATGTTAATAAAGAACTATTTAGGAGAAGGTGCATCAATTACTGATACTCTGAAATATGCTATGTTATTACTCTTAGATGGTTTAGGTCATATTGTAAATGCCTTTACGTTTATACCAAGAAAAATATTTGGATTCTTTGGTGAAAGGATTGGTAAATTCTTACTTGGTGATGATTTCAAAATGCCTGATTTTATTACAAAAGGTATGAAAACTAATAGGGCTTCAGAATTTAAAGCAGAACTTGATTCACGTGTACCAGATACTACTGAAATAGATGGTGAAATTGTAGATGTAGCGGAACAAGGTGTGGAAGGTTCTCCTTATGATATAAGCGAATTAGAAGGTATGCAAGATGAAAACCTAGAAGGTCAGCTTGATTTACAAGGAGCTGGAGGTGGTCAAATATTAGCTGCTCAGAATAATGTTCAAGCAACAAATTCATCTAGTTCACAAATGATTGTTAATCATACACCACCATCAAGTGCATCAATTAAATTGGCTGCTTATTCAGCGTACGCAAATTAAAAAAGGGACCCTTTCGAGTCCCTTCATTAAGTCAATATAAATTAACTTTCTTTTGCTAGTTTAGCAAAATAACTGAGTGTGTCATCTTCATCAGAAGCTGGTTCCGATGTTCCTAATGATTCTGCCTGAGCAGTACTCATTGTAGGAGCCGATTCAACTGGAGCTGAGTCCATTTGAGCTGGCATCGGGTCATGACCAACTTCAACACCAAGAACTCTGTTGAGTTTCATTTTTAACTCATCATAAGTTTTATAGTTCTCAGGTTTCAAGAAATCTTGTAATGAATATAATCCATCATAAACTTCTTGTAATCTGTTTTCATCACCTTCAAACAATGCTGCAGGTTTTGAAAATTCAGATTTATCATAGTTAACCCAACCTTCGACTTTTCTGATTTTGATTTTAAAGTCAGCGCCTTCCCAGAAATCATAAGGATTTATTGGGTCTTCATCAGCAAATTGTGGTTGCATAACATCCATGATTTTATCAAAGATTTTTTTACCAAATTGATAAAGGAATACTTTACCTTCATTTTGCGGATTTTCAGGGTCTGAAATAACTAACACATTTGATATATAGTGTAGCCTTCTTTTTCTTTCCCTTGCTAACGCTTTATCTTCATCTCTCCCAGAGTTCCAAAGAACAGCATTGGATTCTCCGACTGGGTCGGGTTGTCCAATTGAGGTTAATGAATTTTCTATGTACCATAGACCAGTAGGACCTTTAAACCCGTGGTCCCAATATCTTACCCAAGGAAGGTCTTCACCCTCTTTGGCAGGTAAGAATCTTACCACGGCATAACCGTTCCCTGCTTTATCTCTGGTGGGTTTCCAGAATCTATCATCCCCATAGGATTTAGTTTCTGCTTTTGTGGATACTGCTTCCGCAGCCTTTACGAGTTTGTCGATTGACGAGCCTCGCATGCTCTTTAAGTTATCTAATGACATATTTTTCTCCGTATGTACAATGTATTACTGAATTATCCACTTTATTCATAATATAGAGTTATATTATAACATATAACTAGGCTTTTGTAAAGGACTTTTTCAAAATATCTAAACATTTTTTATCGTCAAACTTTACAAAAGGTTTGTATTTAGTTATCTTCCGATAGATATCTGGCCAAATAATAGTTTCAGTTATCTTCTTATTTTCCCTTTCAACAAAGTTTGTTATAGAATCGATGATTACAATTGTTTCCAAAAGTATTTCTTCTTGCATCCATAACTTTATAATCAATGGGTGATTGGAGTTCTCTGAAGACAGTATGTTATCAATTGAACTTTCAATCTCACTAATTTTATTTATATCATTTTGAAAGCTATAGTGAATTGATTCCATAACTTTCTTATGAGAAGTATAATATTGTTCTCCTCCTTCATTAAGCATATCCCCGACATACTTAACATCATTTTTGAAATTAGCAATATAGAATTCTTTTAAATGTTTTCCATAAGTCTTTGCTAGTTTCGCAAAAAAGTATTTATCCTTTCGATTAAAAAAGGATTGAGGTTTAATAGAAGTTTTAAAATTATATTTTAAAGCGTCGTACGAATCCGTCTCAAAATGCAATTTGAGCGCATTATATAGTTTATAACTTTCATACGGGTCATTCATACTGGAAGTTTATTTTTCCTTTTGCCTCTAATTAAATTTAATGAAGAGGCTTCTTCTTCTAATTTCTGTTTTAAACTATCAGTTAAAAGCCTCTTTAAGTTTCTAAAATCTAAACCTCTATCTTCAACTATGTAAGTTGCTGCATCAATATAAGACATATTATGTTGTGAGACCATAACTTCTACAGCCATCGAGAATCTTTTTCTCGTCATAATTTTTTCTTTTATTGGTACTTCTATTTTATTCATAGTTGTGATAATAGATTCTCAGGTGTTGATTCTTCGTATGGGTCTGTTTCGCAATTATCGCAGATTCCATTTTCTGGTAGGAAGGTTTCTATGACACCGTCGTTTATGACAGCAGCATATCTCCATGACCTTGCACCAAAACCTAAGTTTTCTTTATGTACTAACATACCAAGTCTTCTTGCAAAAGAACCTGAACCATCAGCTAAGTATTTTACATGCTCAACACCAAGATGTTTAAACCAAGCTTGCATAACAAATCCATCATTCACAGAAGTACAATATACTTCATCAACGCCTTTTGCTAAAATCTGAGCATAGTGTTGCTCAAAGCCTGGTACTTGTTGAGATGAACATGTAGGAGTAAATGCACCTGGTAATCCAAATACAACTACTCTTTTTCCGGAAAAAACTCCGGAACCTTGAATAGATGGTCCTGGTCTATTATCAAAGACCAAACTATTCATATTGATATCATAATTTATATTCATTCAAATACCCTCATTAATATACAATCCTTATTAATTCTCCCATTAGGAGAAGTTATTTTAGTTGTGATATCATCCCAAAACTTTTCTAATTGCTTTTCAGTTTTAGATAGTACTAAGGGAAGCATATCGTCCGGTTTACGAAGTTTAGCAGTTTTACTTAACTTCTCATCATGATTTTTTATCGATGTTCCTGATATTAAGAATCCATCTGTAGCGGTCGTCACGTATTCGGTCAATCGCCTTTGTTTAGTATTATATACCCACAGTTTAGATTTATTCGGTATTAATACAGGGTTAATCGATGCAAGTTTAGATTCTTCACATTCATTTTGATACTGAAGATTTGTCACTTGCTCATCTGATGTCTTTCTTTTGTGCGCACGAGGAACTCTCATGGCTTTAAAACTTTGTTTGAGTTTATCCATATCTTTAAACATGTCATCGTACATGTTAAGCATTTTTCTTTTATTTGCTTTTGAGATATGTGAATATGCTTCTACTGCTTGGTCACAGGTTTTTTCATAAGCATCTTTGATACATTCATACTCAGGCATTATCATTCTTTTAAATGGTTCAATAGCATTTCCTTTGAATCCATGACCTTTAAATCTAGAATATAAGTTAAACTTTTGTGTATAGTTTTCTTCAAACCAACCTTCAACAATTATTTCATCAAACTCTGCGTATAGAGTTTCCATTAATTTAATTCTTGTTCTTTCTGCTGGTGGAATAACTGGAGGTTTAGGTTTATTAGAAATTTCTTTTACAATCTTTGAACCTTCCTTCTCCATTTTCTTGAGATGCTTGTTAACAATTTCAAGACGCTCATCCATAGGATATCCTTTATATCCTGCATTAAGCATAGCGATAGGTTGATATGATTTCATACGATACTTCCAATCAGGAAGTTTCTTAAGATTGTTTATTTGGTCTTTAGTAAACCCTAAAACATTTTTGCAGTAATTTTGTACAGTGACTGCAGATGTTTTCTTTACTTCAAAATAATAGAACCAACGAGTACCTCGCATCCATTCATGCATTCTTGCAACTTCGTCTTTGAGTTTTGTATTCTTATTTAATTCAACTAAAACTCCATTCTCTTCTGCATACGTAGGCTTTGGACCCATAAACGCTTCATCAGCGCTTTTTAATCTTCTTTGTTTTCTAGCTTTTGCCATTAAGTATTATCTCCATCTCTGTATTCGATATCAGATTTATCGAATGGTTTTCTTTTTTTCCAAAATTCTTTCTCCCAGAATAAAGGAATTCGTTTATGTTTCTTTTCTTCTTCAATCACTACACTACTCACGTAAGCGAATAAGAAAGATGCTAAAATTAAAACTATTCCTATTAAATATTCCATATTAAAAAAGGTGGGGGTCAGGGAATTGTGATAAGGAGTTAGAAACCCGTTCCCCCGAAAATATGAAACTACCCACGCCTCATCCTCGCAATATCGGTAGCTTCTTCTTTATTTATTACAGGTACTGCATTTGACTTATGCATTGTGGCAATACCTTTGATTAATGTGCCGGTATATTTCATAGGTTCTTTTTTACCTGTGGTATTTCCACCTCGTGCAAACGTACCGTCTTTCATTTGTTGTTCCATCATTGATGGATATTTTTCTTTAAACTCTTGAGCCTCACGTAATCTATCCTTTGTTCTTTGGTCAACTTTAATTGGACCATTTGAAACTGGCTTCTTACGCCTTGTGGACTTAAGAGCATGATTTTTTCTTTTTCTTCCTGTTGGGTCATAACGTAAAGACCCTATGTAAAAATTTGTTGAACTCATAATGTATATTATATCATAAAAATTTGTATTTGTAAACGATTTTTTTAAGTATGTTTATGATAAGAATCGACTAGTTCTCTTCCTTTCAATTCTTTTCCAAAAAATACTTCTGAACCATCTGGTAGAATTCTTTTAATTAATCCACTATTATAAATTATATCAGTGACGTGTTGACCATCTGCAGTATCCTGTGGCCTTGTATCATACCACATTGAACTAAGACTGTGCCTATGGAATGAACTAAAAGATTCAGCCCATTTTTCTGCTTTTAAAAGGTCTCTTTGATATTGAACCTTATCATCATACTGTGTCATAATCAGGTTCTCCGTCATGTGGCCAACCATTGAGTAAGTCTCCTTCGTATGGTACATGACCAACGTGCTTTTTCAATAGTTGAATTCTTTTCTGTTCCCAAAGTAATTTGAAATCAGTATCCTTTGCGTTATCTCTTGCTTTCTCAAGAGCGTTTAATCTTTTACTTGTAATACTCATTCTCCCCAATCCTCAAAAATTACTAGGTATACTCCATAACAGAATAAACCTACGAATGTAGCTGCAGCAATAACAATACCAGCGTAAGCTAACTTATCTACTAAATATTCCATTATGCTGCCTCCAATCTTGGTTTGATGATATCATCGGCTGCACACCAATCGTCAAACGATTTGCCTCCGATATTCCATTCAATTCTAGAATAATCATCGTTAAAATCTCTACCATATCTCCAATCGTATAGAGAGAAATAACCGAACTCGTCTTCATCTTCGTTTTCCCAACGAACGACCCACTCGGTTGTTATTTTATCACCTTTGCCTTCGAATGCTGGCTGACCAAATATTTCTTTGAGCTCAGCAAAGGAAGCAAAGATTGAACCTCTTAATGAACTACCAGTTAAGTAAGTAGTATCATCCATATTTTCAAATTTAATAGTCATCTTGATTCCTCATGGCTTGATAATTCTCGTAGTAAGAGGTACCCTCAAGCCATTTTTGAGTATTCTCTTTTGAATAATATCTGTTTTCATCGGAATGTAAATCCAATCCACCAGGCGATTGATGCTTGGCTGACATAACTGACTTTGTCAGTTTGGATTGCTTTTTCTTGATTTCCGCTTTCCTAGCGTCAAGTTTAGCAATTGCTTCTTGGAATTTTACTTCTTCCTTATGTTTCTTTACCTCTTGCTTAAGCATAGCTTTGATATCAGCAAAGGTATAATCATCTTTTGATTTAGGCATATGTCACTCCTTCGTAAAAGTATTCATATTCTGAGATATCCCAATCATCCATGACTTCATCAATTACTTTATCTTTGAAGCCAAGTCTAAATAAGATATTTTGCTTGAATGTCAGTTTGACATTGTGTGGGATTCGAGTTGCAATGTGCTCGAAGTTTGCTACGATAGTAAATCTCATTACGCCACCTCCAAGATTGAAAGTGGTGCATTGTATTTAGTACCTTTAATGGCGATTGTAGCCCATGAACGTCTGATGTCCATGATGATAGCTTTTTCTTTTCCAGCTTTGCTGTTGCAAATAACTGTATCACCAACTTTAAAAGTTGACCTAGCTTTTCTAGCCAGTTCATTTTTCAGAAATGCTCTTCTGATTTTAAGTGAAGCAATGACATTGTTCATGTCTTGCATGTTATCGATCGAATCGATCGCTTTGATTACATTTGATATTTTCATACTAACTCCTTATTTTTATCAATTTATAGGTATATTATAACACATTCTTTTGCAAATGTAAAGGTTTTTTTTCACTTTTTTTCAATTATTTTTAAAAAAGTCGAGAGAGCCTTCGATTCACCGCAACTTCTGCTGTTCCCAGCTCTCTCTAGATGATTAGCTTCCCACCTCACAGTCGTAATCTGTTCTTGTGGCCCACCGAAGAATAGGGAGGGATATACGAGTCCCGGTCTAATCCATCTTAAAATCATTATCCTACCTCCGGTAGGACTATCTCATCTCTATTACCAATCCAGTCTCTAAGACCTTCATCGTTAATAGCGTATTCGCCATCTTCCATAAGGAACTCAGCTTTATACTGAGTTCTTTCGCCAGCGGCAAGTAGAGTCCATGTCTCAGTTTTTTCGAGAATTTCTTTTCTCATCCAACCGTCTTCACGATTGTCTGTGACTTTTATAGCTTCCCATTTTCCAACAGGGTTGAGCCATAAGTTTGTTGGACTTTCCCAATCTTCGCAAACTTTTTGCGAATGAGGAACTATGCTCCACTCAAGGATGTATTCCTTAGAACCATCATTTGAGTATGTGATAAGAGCTTCAAGACTCTTAATAACGCTTTCCACGTTATTGAAGTCTTTAAAGTTAGGAACTACGTACGTAGTACCGCCTTTGAACTTCCAGTATTGAGGACATTCGCCCTTACCGTCCCAATCATGGGCACCATAGTTTTCTTTATATTGGGTGTGTATTACTAATTTTTGCATTCTAACTCCTTATTTTTAAAATGTATAGGTATATTATAACATACTTTTTAGCAAATGTAAAGGTTTTTTTTCACTTTTTTTCACTTTTTTTTAGTTAAAAATCTCCTTCTGCTACTTGAAAGCAAGGTATTCCATTAGCTCTCCACATAGAAACAACTCTGTTTCTGTCATCGAAAACTAAATCTGGCTTCCAATCTGCTGCTATTAAAGCGTCTAATACATCTTTTTTGAACTCGTCATCAGCTCTGAAGTCTTCATCTTCTCTTAAAAATAAGTGAGAGAACTGAACTCCAGCTGAGTATAATTGAGTTTCAGTGACTTGTCTATGTCTTTCATTTCTAGCTGAAACAACAACTATTTCAGCACCAGCATCTTGTAATGCTATAGCCATATCAACTACGTTTTGGTTTGGAGTATCGCCCTTCATAACTTCAGGGTCCATAAAAGTTTTCCAATCATTATTACCATCAGAAACTAAATGCCTTCTATGCTCGATATTCATAAGAGTACCGTCTACGTCGAATATTACTTTGTTTAATGTCATATTATTTCCTTATCTATAGGTATATTATAACACATTCTTTTGTAAATGTAAACGATTTTTTTAACTTTTTTTTAATTTATTTTAGCGCAACGCCTTTTAGCTTTATTGAGTATATGATAATTATTATATAATACAATAAACATTATATTATTCATTGATTGTAAACCCTTTTTAGATAGGGTTCCTCGTTTTAAATCGTATTGAACGGCTGGAGTAATTAAAGCAACTTTAGTCCATATTAAACTATTTGTTGATGGCTTTTCTCCAAAGATAGGATTTGCTTCTCTTACACAGTTGTATTTAGTTCCTTCTACTGTAGTCCATACATCAAGTGCTTGGAATAATGCAAAGGTTGCCCATTCAGCTGTACCAGGCGGGTCAGCTAGTTCAAATTGGAGTGTATATGGTGACGGCCTCTGTCTTTCCTTTAACTTTGATTGTATCGACAAATTGTACATCTCTTGCTGGACAGCTATAATGTGTTTCCTGTCCCAACAACACTCGAACCCCATCATAATTTCTTGTTTGTCCTTCGAGTCTAGACGCCAAGTTGACTGCGTCTCCAATGACGGAATAGTCAAATCGAGCTTCTGAGCCCATGTTTCCGACGATGCATTCACCTGTGTTGATACCAATACCAATATCAATCCTAGGTAAACCTTTACTTTCCAATTCAATAATGAATTCATCTGCTGCCTCCAATATTTCCTGAGCTGTGTCGATTGCTCTTGCTGCATGGTCTTCACATCTCAAAGGTGCGTTCCAAAATGCCATGATACAATCACCCATAAATTTATCAATTGTACCACCATTCTTGAGAATGATTTTTGTCATTCTATCTAAATAATTATTTATAAGGTCAACTAACCCTGCAGGATTATTGAGAGTTTTATAATGTTCTGAGATTGGTGTAAACCCTACGATATCCATAAACATAAATGTCATATATCTTTGGTCACCACCAAGTCTTAATAAATCAGGGTTTTGTTGTAATTCTTTTACTAAGTCAGGAGATACATAGGTTCCAAATTGTTTCTTAATTTGTTGCCTTAACATATATTGACGATAGAAGTTATTGAAGGCCGTTGAAGTTAGTAAAATTATATATAATATTAGTATATAACTAAGGTCAAGGAGTATCTGCGAGCTGCTCCACAGAGACCAGCTGAGATATCCAGAACCAGCAGTCAAAGATACAAATAATAAACCAGATATCCATATCGGTAGATAATACATTGACAGTATTATTATTAATCCACCAACAGCCATAATTCCTAATTCAACTGTAGTAGTCCAAAGTGGACGTGAGATTGGATTATCAGATATGATTGTTTGTAAAGCATTTGCTTGTAATTGATGTGGATATAATAAACCGCCTGGTGTTGGTATTTGATTTGCTATACCTTTCGCACTTACACCAATTATAACGGTTTGTCCTTGTAAATCTGGTATTGGATTAAGACCATGATGAGTTTTTTCTCCATATTCATATTCAATAAATTTACTATTCCATTTTAACCATATACTTCCATCTGAATCTGTAGGTATATCAAAAGGTCTTAATACTATACCTTCGATACCAGCTTCATTTGTTTTTACTGTATAACTTTTTTTATTCTGTATTGCTCTTACTGTTTCTAATGGTAATGATGGATATAAATCTCCATTGATTTGAGATATTAATGGTATTCTTCTTGTGATATTATCTACCTCAGGAGATGCATTAATTAATCCTACACCCCAAGCTTGAGATTCTAATTCTTCTATATTGGTAATTAATCCATCATATTTGTATATAAAATTAAGTGGGTCAGTATTTCCAAAGGTTGCGTACCCCACGTACGGCGCGCGCGTACTACGTCCACGTGCGTCTGCGTCCTGCGCAAGAATGATACCATTATCTTTTATCCATGATGCAAATACTTCGTCTCCACCGAATCTATCTTTTTCCGGAAACATAATAGTAAATACAATCATACCTGCACCAGCATTACGAAGGTCTGATATCATTTGAGCGTAATTTTGTCTAGGCCAAGGGAATTGACCTATTTCTTCTAAAGATGTTTCACCAATATTTAATATAACAATATCAGTTGATTCTTTTTCTGGTAAGGATTGTATATATTGGTCAAAAACATTTAACCTTGTTTGTTCTACTAACTGTGGGTCAGATATTCTAACACCAACTAATAATACTAATAGAATAATAGAAGTCCAAATGGACGTAAGATATTTCATTTAGTTTCCTTGTGTGACAGAAACGGAGCAACCACCAACAGTATTACATGTTTGACTTAGGCTATATGATTGATTTGTATCTCCGGTTTGAGTTAAATTTAAATCAGTACCATAAGTTCCATTCAAGGTAATTGTTGCAGTGTGAGCACCAGTTTTCTTTTGTACGATTGATGCTTCATTATAATCATTATTAATTGTAAGATTTAATGTTTTATTTCCATTCTGCATTTGTTTAACATATACATCGTTATGGTCTCCATAGATATTTGCTATTATACTATGAGTGATTGAGCTTGAATCTTGTTTTTGGCTGCCTTTAAAATCATTTTCATCGCCATGAATATCTAATCTGACATAGTTTCCACCAGGTTCTGTTCCATCATAATTCCAATTTGGAGTTAAACTATTATTAAGTTCAAATCCTTGGCCAAATACAACGTTGTTATCATCACCCCAAACATGGAACTGAAAGTCATTTGCATTACATGGAGTTGTTGAACATTTTTGTCTAATATCAATATCGTTATTGACACCATCTAAATCTCCGCCCCAATTATAACCTGAACCCCAATCATCGGTATATCCAACATATAGGTTATTTCCTATTTGGTTTATTTTAACAGTATTGTTTTGATGGTCAAAAGAAAATCGAATTAAATTATTATATCCATACTGATTGACATTAATTTCAAAATTATCTCCACCGTTAACTTGGTCAACATGGACGTGATTATCATCTGCATAAACAGATAATGATAAACTAACTAGACTGATTAATATATATTTCAATTCCATCTCCATCGTTGAATTGCATTACGCCTTCGTAATCATTAGTGACAACATCTATAAATCCACTGCCACCGGCTCCTATTATAATATTTATAACTCCATTGACACTTCGAAAGAAAACTAAATTACCATCTTGTTCAAATACATTAAATTGAGAATCTTTGTTAAATCCTACTTGTGCACCTTTTAATTTAAATCCACTTAAATTTCCACCGCCTTCTTGCGCGTCCGCGAGAACAACTTTAGTTCTTTCTAAAGCTTCAACTACATCTAATAAATCTCTTAAAAAATCAACATCTAATAAATCGATATCGAGTTCTGAGAATTCTAAATCTTCTTCAGTTTCTGCTAATGCATCTGTTTCCAATTCGTTAAATTCTAAAAAATCAACATCTAATATACCACCATCTTGGTCCTGGTCATCTTTAGCCTGTTCTTCAATTGCTTGTTTAACCTCACTTGGTGGATTAACAATAAACATATTATCAATCATACTTGGTGTTAAACCATTAATTGTGACTGGAGTTGTAGGGTTAGAATCCATTGTACTTACCATTGTAGCTTGATAAGGTTGGTTTAATATAACCTCGCCTGCTAAATTCGATACACTGATTTCACCCGACGGGTCACCGTTCGCATCAGGTAATAATACTATAAGACTTCTTCCTAACTCATCAATTGTTGTAGTAAAATCTGTACCACGAATACCGATGGTTGCTGTAGGAGTTTGTATATCAATGTTTGCTTTATTAATTAATCCTTTGGAACCTGAAGCAAACCTGGCAGTTCCCATAACCATTCTCATACTCATTTTCGAAAGATTAGGATTAGGGTCATAATATATTTCATCGATATAAACTTCTGTATGTTCTTTCAAAGCCAATTCGGCTGAATCAATGAATTCAATTAGCATACTTCCCATTGCGGTTTCTGCTCTATCATATAATTCTACGGGAAGTACTGCACCAGATACAACAATCTCCTCTTGTTGTCTGACGATTTTACCTACACCTGTAGATTCTACTATATCACCAATGGAGTCAGCATAAACTGACCCCACTAGTAAAAAACTACTAACTATCGTTAGCTGAATCTTTCTGATTAATTTGAATGACTGAATTATCACTTGTAATATCCAATGTTATGATAGCATTTGGTGTAGCACATCCACCACCTGAAGCTGCGCATGTTCCAGATAGTTGGTTGATATCTACATCGGCACTATCGCCATTTAATTCAACGGTCATTTCGTTTGCGCCATCTTTTTGTAAAGTGTTAATATTATTTGATGCACCGGTTATATCCCAGTTCCAAACTATATCATCACTTTCCCAATCGACATCAAAAACATTTGAACTACCGATAACAATTAAATCAGCATTTAAACGTTCTGCACTAAAAGCTGAACCTTGGTCTAAGTCAAAAGTATTACTTGAACCGGTTACGCTAAAGTTTATATCAGAATCATCTGAACTGCCTGTACTACCAATCGTCCAATCTATTTCATTTGAATCACCAGTAAAATCTAACTTATAAGTTGAATTATCAGCGGTGACTGGACCAAATAAAATATTTGAATTACCAGTAAAATCTAAATCAAACTCAAGTGTTGCACCAGTGATTAACATTGCAGTTGAAGAAGATGAGAAGTCATTACCTCCTATCTTGTTTCCAAAACCTTCTTGGTCAATGTATAATTTAAGTGTATCACCAGTTTGAGTTATTATGATTTCGTTATCATCAGTATCAGCGAAAATGGTTGTTGTCGACAATAATAAAATTAAACTAATTAGTTTCTTCATTTTCGTTATACCCCTCGATTTCCCAATAGCCACGCCTGTGACCTTGGTGTATTAATTCCAACACGGCTGCTTCAATTGCAGTTCGTGTTGCGTAAGTCACTGACTCATTATTACCCACACCATCCTCGTACTCTACAAGTTCGGTACCTTGCTCGATAAATCTAAATATATCTCCGCTTTTACCATAACTCAATACAGTTTTACGAGTCTGTACATTAAGTAAAACCTCTCCCGTAAGAACTGAAACAGCTCTCATCGAGACAGTCACAACATCTTGACGATATTGTTTTGTAGCACCAATACCAAGATATCTAGCACCTCTACCGCCAGATTTGATATTAGTATCATATCCTATTACACCACCTTCGATAATCATACCAGCAAAAAGTAGTGAATTTAATTCTTTAAATTTTTCTTCTCCATTCTTTTTAGCAAAGTCTTGTCTTGCTGAACGGATGATTTGTCTTTCTCTTACTAAATGGTCTAATCCATTTCTTTCTACAACCCTAAACCATTTACCTTGGCCGGCTGTTTTTAATGCATCAATAACTAATTCAACACCACCCTGTGATACTGCAGTAGAAAAGTCAGCAATATTATCCTTTGGTTTTCTTTGTCCAGTTTTATCTGCAAATTGATATACAGCAACAACTGGCATTTCTTTAGCTGGTGGTAAATCTAAAAGTTCTATGTATGATGGTAATCTTATTACTTCTGGTTCTTCTACACAGAGAAATGGTAAAGCTTTTTCAAAAGAACGTCCTACGGCTTTTGCATAGTTAAGCAAATCGTGTGGATACTGTTCTCCCCAAAAATCTGGATTACATTCCTGTGGATAGTCTGTAAATCTTGGATGCATTGCGCACCCAGATATAATAAGTAATAAACTAAGAACCGTCGCCCGAACCATCGACATCACCTCCAAAGTATCCAGTGCCGATTGGTATTTCTATTATTGTTTCAGTTCCATCTGAATCTACAATTGTCATTCTAATATATTCGGTACCATCGTCTCCGGTTATCACTTCGTAGGTAATAGTTGAGCCTTCTAAAACAAAAGACCCAAATCGTACTGGGTTATCGTTCGAAAACATGCTTTCAACAAGCTGTTTTGCCATTTGAGCATATATTCTCGATTCTAAGTTTCTTATAAATTTCGCTAATGTAGTATTATCAGCTTCTCTTTCAGCAGCTTTTCTAGCTGATTCAAGAGCTTCTTCTATGGCTTTCTTTCTTGAATGTTCTTGGTTTTCGATTGTAAGATAATGCGCACCAGTTCCTTGTCCATTAAATGATGGATTCTTAAACTTGTGTACAATTTCTTGAGCTTGAAGTGGTTGAGCCATAAAGAACCAAATCCCGCCACCAATTAGAAGTAAACCAAGAGTAAATGAAAACAACTTTTGTTTCCAACTGCGTCTTTCTGGACGCATAACTTCATAGCCGTAAGTATTTAACTTACGTAATATATGTCCTTCAGTTATCATTTTTTCCTCTTTTCTTTTCATTTTCTCTCATTTCTAAAATAACATCTACTTTCTGCTGTAAACGTATCATATCTTGGTCGAGCATACGCACTTGGTCAATTAGTTTAATTAATTGTACATGCATTTTTTCTACTTCTGGTTCTATATTCTCAGATATAAAATTCCATACAAAATATACATAATAACCTAAACCAATTACCATAACTGTTGGAAATCCATAATCCTTTATTAAACTTACAACGGTAAAATCTGGCGCTACTACATCCATTAATCTCTTCTCACATCAACTTTGCCATCTTCAATAAAATTTTCTGAACGGGAAATTCTTTCGATATCAGGCCTGAGTTCTAACGCTGAACTGACTAATAAATCTATTTTAATCATTTCATTATTCATTGTACGAACTCTATTCTCTAAACTATTTACAAACATGGTTAAAGTTTTAATATTATCTACTAAACCTTCCATTATTTGTTTCATCACTAGGAAGATAAAATAACCCATGACCAAAGCTCCTGCTATAGGCAGGCCTAAGTCACCGATTATTGACAATATATCTTCCATAATACATTGTTATTTATAATAGTTAAGTGTCTAGATTACACTATTTCAATAGATAATATTGTATCTAATTGGATATCTTCCCATTTAGAACGGTCGATATCCCATACTAATATCTTATCTGAATCGCTTTGAAATGTACGAGGGATATTATAAGTTCCTGTAAGAACTTTATTTGAGGAAAGGGATTTGAACTTAACTTTACAGTTGTTGTTCGTTAATAGCTTTTGAGCTTCGTTAAAATTGTACACTGACTCCACATCCACATGATGATTTTTCTTTGGGGTTTATTATTTTAAAAAATTCTTGTATACCTTCTACGACGTAATCTAAGGTTGCGTCCTCAAGGAAGGGCATAGATTGTTCATCGATAACGACATTGAAGGAGCCGTAGTCAAACACGTGGTCATTATCATGTACTTGGGATTCAAAAGCAAAAACGTATTCGAACCCAGCACAACCACCACCAGAAACACCAATCCTAATTGTATCATGCGTTCCGTTAGTTTTGAGGATGAGTTTTTGGATTGCTTCATTCGTCAGTTCCATAGTAATTGTGTCTCCTATGCGCCGTTTTCTTTTCCCAATCTTCGATTGCGTGTTTGATAGTTTCTTCAGCTAATACAGAACAATGTAATTTTATAGGTGGTAATTCTAATATATCAGCTATTTCTTTATCTTTAATTAATTTAGCTTCTTCTAATGTTTTACCTTTTAACATTTCGACAAACGTGGTTGATGATGCAATTGCTGAACCACAACCATAGGTTTTAAATTTTACATCTAATATAGTATCATTATCATCAAGTTTTAAATCCAGCTTCATTACATCTCCACAAGCTGGAGCACCTGCAAGTCCAGTAGCGACCATAGGGTCTTTCGGATCGAATCGTCCTACCGCGTGTTTTTCCGGGTTAGCAAGGACAGATTCGAACCGTTCTACGACCTGCTTTGAATATGCCATTAGTTAGCAAATGCTACACTCACGGCTAATGAGGTTGCTACACCTGTTAAAGTATCATCTGGAGCTTTTGCTATATAAGCTATCTCATTTGCAGCCAAAGTGACTGTAGCGATGGTTGTACCACCAGCATTCTTTTGAGTTATAACTTGAACAGATGTTTTATTATTGTGTACTCTTACAAGTTTGGCGAAACCAACATTTGATGCCGAAGATAAATTACCTTCTGAACCTAACAATCTTAATACTGTCATTTAAATTACCTATTTATTTTTTTGCGTTTTTACGTGGTCTGCCTCTTTTAGCCGGAGCTTTTTTAGGTGCAGCCTTTTTTCTTGGTTTACGCTTTGGTGTTTTACCATCAACGTAAGCTTCATTCACGTCAGGTGTTGATTTATCATCAGCCTTATAACGTCCTTTAGGACCTCTAGCTCTTACGCCAGATGCTGGTTTCTCTTCACCTACGAAAAGTTTTTTTAACCAATTAAACATAATGCCTCCATTATATATTATTACTTATTATTATTTATACCGACTCTAATCTCGTCATAAGCCTTTCAGCTCTGTTCGTTACTTGTTTATACCATCTAGAATCTCTACCTTCTACAGCAGCTTCTTTCCAGTCTCCACTATACAATGCAGCATTGTGGCGTTTGAACTGACTTAATCTTGTGAGTCCCATATTAAACATCATGTTTGCAACGATTTGTTTCACTTCTTGTGGATAACCGTCCCAACCATCATGTAATTTTTTGCAGTCTTCGATAACAGTTTGAACATCTTTCTCAAAACATTCATTAACTCTCTCCTCGGATACTACTTCTCCGACTTCCCATCCACATTCAGGGTCATCTTCTAATACTAAATGACCTATTCCAAATGTTGGATAGCCTAAATGGTCATGATATATTTCATATACCACGCCTTCATCAACTTTTAAAGTTTCCTTTAATTGTTCGATATCTATGTCATTACTATCTTTACTAAAGAACATAATAACTCCTCCTAAAAGACATGTAAATGCTAAGTTTTTTCTTAGAATGTCTATAATTAACCACGGATATCTACTGGCTTACCACACCTTCTTTTCGAAAACAGGTATGAAGTAGCTTTCCTTGCCTCACCTTTTGAAAGTTGGTCATCGCCATTTTTGTCTGCATATTCGAAAAGTCCTTTTCCAATTTTGCATCCGCCCATAGCCATCTCAGCTTTTGAGATATAACCATTTTCATCTAGGTCAAAACGTTCCATTCTCCAATCAGCGTATACGCTTGAAGTTGAAACTAATAATATTATTGCAACTAACTGTTTCATTTTTTTCTTCTCCTTGAACTTTATGTTATAATTACAATTGGTGGTGATTCTTCCTCATCAACTGAATCCTCATTCTTGCCATTTCCTGACACTGGATTCGATGGTGTAATTATATAATTCGGATTCTCATGCATCACCAATTCCCCTAAAGTTTCAAGATACTTATGCATATCCATTGACAATCGATTAAATGGTTCACTTACCTCAATCATTTTTTGCCATTCAACATAAGCAGCTTTATAATTATTATCATTAAATTCGTTATGAACACTATCACCTGTAATAGGATGTGTTCCACCAGATGGATGCCAATATGCTGTGGTCTTATGTTCATCTGGTATAATCATATTAAATTCTCTTGTAATCTTTACTTCATCATCTCCCGCTACGTATCCTTCTAATACAACATCCAGAGACATAGTTAATCCTTCTTGATTTCTTTGTTCTCTCCAACTATGTGGACCGTATTTTACAATCGTTTCCATTATGGGCAAATTCCGTAGTGGTCAAATTCGTGTGCGGTATGTACATAAAATGTATGTGCTGTTGTATCAGCATATCCTGACTTTTTATATACAATTGTAAATGTGGCATCATTTGTTTTAGTTCCATCCCAACATTCATCTGAAGAGAAAGCTTGAAGTTTAAAATCTCCAGGTGTTGAACCACTACTTACGCTTGATGGATAGAAAGTATGGTCAGCATTTGGAGCAAAATGGTATGTTGCATTACCAGTTTGAGTTGTATATGCAATAAGACCTAAACCAGCATTATTACCTGAATTAGAAAAATTAACTCTAAAGGTATCTGGTTTTCCAACAGTATTTGAAAAGAATATACTACATATAAGATACAATGAATTTTGTGTCATTGCTGAATTACTACCTGATGCATTTCTAAATGTTCCGGTACCGGTATTTTCTTGTAAGTAAAAATGTTGTGTCCATCCTCCACCACTACCTGTAGCAAATGTAGTGATTTGACGTATTGAATATCGAGTTACGTTAGCACCAAATCCGTTATATGAATCATATGAATAAAAACGTCCTGCACTTGTGAATGCACCGGAACTAGTACTTGCAAAATTTGTTTTTGTATATGGTAAAAATTCTGCGTAATTGTAAAATTCTGACATTTCAAATGGTGCGCCATCAGCGGGGTCTGTACCTGAAGTGGCATTGTTTGAAACATCCTTTAATGATATATTTGATGTGTTAGTATATCCCGATACTGCTGCTCCTATACTTCTGTCTGTACCTGCAGTTGTACCAAGGGATAACTGACCTGATGAAGCCATTGGCATATTACTTTATAATCGAAGATATATGGTCTTCGAACTCCTCTATTTTTTCTGTTCTATTTGGCCAAAGAATATATTCTTTCTCTGGGTTCTTTTTTAAATTGCTTAAAAGCGGTAATATAGCATTATATAACTTATTGAGTTTATCCTCTAAGTCTTCTGCCTTTGATGAAGTTGATTCAACTTTTGTTGTGGCCTTTTGTACAGCCTCAAGTTCTGATTCATCTACAGCAGTAAATCCAAAATCAAAATCTAATAAATTATCTGACATATTTTATTCCTCTATATCTTTATATTTATAATGTCTAGGTATCTGTTTTGTCTTATCTTTGTGAATTTGTGTCACACTATGTTTAGGTTGAGCTTTACGTGCTTTAACATCTGGAAAGTCGGACTTTTTCAGGCCGTTAAAGATTCTATCCCATTCATTGGATAATCGATTATAATCTTCAGGCCTCCTTTTGGAACCCTTTCCACCATGCCACTTGCTCATTTAAATACAACACCGCCTCTACGTACTAATTCGTTTTTAATTTTTTGTTTATCTTTTGGCCGAGTATTATCTGCATTATATTTTTCTATAAGGTCAGATTTACTCATTCCCTTGATATACGGATGTATTACAGAAACTTTTTTAGTGGCTCTGTCAATTTGTTTATGTGATTTACCTAGTTTAGTTGGCATACTTATCCATTAAATATTTTACACCTTCAATTACACCCCAAATAATTATGCCCCATAACGCAAGATTAAATGCGAGATAAGCAAAGTTAAGTGGGAACCAAAATAAATTTGTTAAAAATTCCATTATATTTTTTTCACCTTTCCTGTTTTATTAACTAAATACGCTTCAAAACTGACATGTGGAAATTCTCTCTTTAAATCTAATAAAGCAGTAAGATTTTCCTTATGGTCATCAAATAATCTAATACGTGCATACTTTTCAGTTTGTAAATATTTTCTAAATATTATCTGTTTTGCAGCAGCACTGGATTTATTTGACATATTACCAGCTCTTTCTACGTACACCTTATCCATTGGAATACCATTCTCTTCGAATGTTCTAATGAATAAATCTCTATCATCCATATCAGCTCTTGCCGTTACGATGATAACTTTACTTCCAGCTTTTGTTGCATTCTTAATTATGGCTTTTGCCTTTGCAATCATTCTACCAATTGGTATTGCTGTCTTGTAAAAAATCTTTGAGGATTTAAATTGACCGTAATCGTAGTATTCACCCTTCTTTAATTTATACTTATTAAATTCTTGTGGTGTTAATACCTTTACAACTTTATTACCGGCCTTAACTTGTACTCTAGCATCAGTCGTAAACATAGTATCATCTATGTCAAAGATAGTCAAACCTTTGTTTGATTCTGCTAAATATTGTTCGAAATTTAATTCCATAGAGTATATTATAACACATTTTTAGTGTTTTGTAAAGGTATATACTCTATTTATAACAATATTTTATCGAAGAGTATCTTTTATAACCTCTATCTTATCTTGAGCTTCAGCAATTTTAGCAACTTCTTTTTCAATAGTTTCAACTAAATCACTATGTTCTCCAACACCTACTGAATTTCTAGTATATACTAAAATATTTGCTTTTGCTACTTCAATTTCTCCATTCAATTTTTGAATAAGAGCGTTCAATAAAAAATGTTGATGTTCCATATTACTTCCTCTGGTTCGGCCACATCTGGCGCCTTTTAAATTCATTAATTGTTTCAACTAACTGTTTATCCCACTTATCTCTATGAGATACAAATATTTGTGGACCTCTATCACCTGCAATTGCAACAACCAATTGAGTAATTGGTATACCAGTTCGCTCTTCCCACATAATAGCATAAGCGGTTGCTTGCATATAATAACCTTTTATCCACTCTTCTTTCTTTTCTTTCTTTGAAGTTTTCCAATCGATAATAGATGGTTGTCCATTCCATACTCCAACTAAATCAACTCTTCCTGCGACACCAAGATGTTCTGAATAAAGAGCGCATTCCTGTCCCCAAACTTCAGTTAAGTTTTTATCAATCTCTGGTTTTATTTGATTAAATACAAACTCATCTTGAAATGTTTCTTTCTTAGCCATGTAATCTTCTTCATTATTTACATAGGCTTCTAGTATCTCGTGTACGCGTGTACCGCGTGTGGAAGCTTCTGAGGATATCCTATTGGCTTCTTCTTCACCAACTCTTGCTCTCCATTTTGCAATTGCTTCTTCAGATAGAATAGATAAACAAGTAGTAATTGAATAATACTTATTACCTTTTGGGTCAGTATACTGTCGATACTTCGGTCCTGTTTCTGCTTTTAAATCATTATATCCTAAATCAACTATTCTATGATTAAATCTTCTTCCATAGTTGAGAACATCTGTTGTCATAACCATGCCATTATCCCCGTTAAAAATGCTCCAAATAACATTCCATATAAGAACGCTTTATATTGAGCATATCCATATTCTTCTTCAGTATACTTCATTTTGTTTTTATATTACCTCTTAATCTAGGTGGTAATCCACTTTTAATTCTATCTTGAACTTCTTTCCATCCATCACCTGCTCTTCCAAGAACAGTTTTACCACCATCATAATCTATATTCATTTTAGAATAGTATGATTGTATATGTGGATTTTCTTCTAAAAATTTTACTTTATCGTCATACGACATAATTTTTTCAAAGACTTCATCGGTCTCATTATTTTTAAATTCATATGTTGGCATGATTAAACCACTCCGGTATATCTCTATTGGTCCAAACCATTTTGAACCGTTCTTGTTTAGTTTTGTAAAAAGCTCGATAAGATTTTACTTTATCTTCAAACATACATTCAGGGTTTGATTTCATTGCCAGTTTAAATTCTGTTTGAGGTATTGTTGGTATATTATCTGGTATCGTACTTAATACATTTCTTAATTTAGTATCACTACTATGTGTTTTATTGTATCTATATTTATATTCATCACAAAGAGCGATAAAATGTTTGTAATGCCACTGATAATTTGAAAGAGATTCCATAGTCCAAACTGTACAAGGATGATTATAATGTACAGCTTTATAGAGTTTATCCTCTCTCCAGTCATTGAGTATATAATGTTTAACCATTCTTTTTCCAGATTTAGATGGTCTAAGTTCCACATACCCATCGAGCATACGATGGGCAGTAGATAACATTTGTGCCGACTCAACAATCATTTTAACTACATGCTTATCGCATTGCTGTTGAGCCGCTTTCACTGGGTCATTATCTAATATAAAAATATTCATAATAATTTTTCAACTATTCCTACTCCAGCTCTAAGTGCTATTGTAGCAAATATCAATAATAAAAATAAATCAATAACGTCAAATTGTGGTTGCATAATGTATATTATAACATATTTTTAGGCATATGTAAACCTATTTTTTCCTTTTCTTTTTAAGTCTATGCATTTTAGCATATAATCTGTGTTGTCTCATTTCTCGAATATTATTCACAAATCTTCTCCTTTTTCTTGCTCTTGAAGATTTTATCATTCTGTCTGCTTGCTTAGTTAATTCCATAACTTCTCCTGTAATTAATTTAAACATAATAAACAGATTTTTTTCGATAGGCTTGCCTCCTTATTTAACTATGAGATTAGGAAAAGCATCACTAACTAATTTTTTAGTGATACCAGTGATTTTTAATTTTTTGTCCTTTGCTAAAACTAACATTTCTGCTTCATCAGCATGTAATGTTTCTAAAAGACTTACAAACATACTTTCACGTCTTATAGGATTTAGGTCAAGGCCTGTAGGACCTTTAAAGAAATATTTAAATCTCTTATGTCCTCTATATAACGTTTGGTATTCGTGTCCAGCTGGAGCATCGTCAGCTTCGTAAGGCGGTTTGCCTTCAGGTAATAATGATACTACATCAGCATCAAAGTTTATTCTTAGCACATCAGTAAGTGCTGGGTGTTTGTACTTTCTAAGATATGCTATTCTATCGTCTCTCGACTTTAGCTTTCCAGCATCCTTAAGTACTTTTGAGATTAATGGTTTCGCCATTGTAAAATTCCTCCACTACTTCAATCAATTGATTACATCTCTTTTTTATTAAATAATTTAAAACTTTCATTCGCGGTGCGATTGGTTGTTCTATAAAAGTATTTATAATGTTATTTTGTATATCCTCAGGAATTTCAGCTAAATCAATTAACTTTTTATTCCTTTGATAATTCCTATAGGTATTCTCATCCATACATTCTCTAAGATTGTCAGATTTTTCTAACCAATCATCAATCCTTGTTTGTCTTAATGGTGATTGGCTTGAATCGCTAATAAATGTATCATCAGCTGATAGAACGTTTGGAATACCATCTCCAGAATCACCTCTCATAATATGATTAAATAAGTAAGTTCTAGGATTTCCATCCTTATCTTTTACTAATTTTTTCTGCATTGGTGAGAACTGTCGAACGTTCTTAAATTTTTGTAATTGTATAAAATCTTTATCTGATGAAACAATCATAACTGGTTCATCTTGGCCAAACTCTTGTGTACGATATACTAAAGTACCTATAATATCATCAGCTTCACAACCTTCAATATGTATAACTTTATATGGTAGATTTTGTTTAATTTCTTCTCTTACAGTATGTAAGGTATGAAATATTGTTGGCCAATCATGAGTATCATCATTATCTCTACCTTTTTTTCTATTTGCTTTATACTCTGGAAAGTAATCGCGTCTCCATGTATTCATACCATCACAAGCAATAACCATTTGTCCATACTCATCTCTATATTTTTTATTATACATTCTTATAGAATTTAGTATCATATGCCTTATCATATCTTCATCATTTAATTTTTGTATAAAAATATTTGATAAAGCAATTTGGTTAAAATCAATTATTATCATCATCATCTCCATCTAAGTCAAATTCAGGGTCAAAGAAAATTTCCATTTGTTCCATTTTTTCTCTGAGTTGTTCATTTTGCTCTGCTGTTTTTTTGATTTTTAGATGTAATCTATCCATTTCTCTGTGTAAGTCATGGGGTAAACCTAAGTATCTGTTTAGCATAGCATTAAATATATTTACTAAAACAAACATATCTTTTGATTCTGGGTAAGCTTCATTTCTAAATTCCATTCCTTCAAAGATTTTCCAATCTGATAGAACACCATCTTGGATTACATGTTCCATATAACTAAGCATTTCTTGTGTCATTTCAACACATTCATCACTCGCTCCTTGAGCTGCTTCATAAGATTCTTTTAGAGTTGGTGGTAAACCATCAGAACTTTTTCTTAGTTTTTCATTATGGTCGTGTAGTGCCTTCTTTTTTCGTTCCTCAGGCGTCGGAAACTTAATTATTTTAGCCATATATAGTATATTATAACATATTTTTAGTCATTTGTAAACAAGTTTTTTACACTTTTTGCGCCAATACGTACATTAATGATACCATTATAATACTTATCACTACCAAGTACCTCTCTGTCGAATTGTTCCTTAGCTTCCAGATATGCGCATTCACCCTTTGATTGACAGAGGTGAAGTATTTCCCTAAAGTACGTATCTTCTCCAACCTTTTCTCTTTCTTCATTTAAATGTTTATTTGACCCAAAGTAATCTCTCCAATCAGATTCTACTAGGAGTCTTTTCCTTCGTTTGCGTGTTTTTGTGATAGGTAAGGTTTTCTTGGACCAGAAAAATTTTTTTCCAATATATTTTCTATCCGTGCCACGATTAGTAATACAGTAAACAAACCCATAATAATCATCCGGACCAAAATCTTCTGGAGGTTCAAACGGTCTTCCTTCATAATACCAAGGGCTAATCATTTTCATAGTAGTTAAAGTCTAAATCGTCTTTTTCTTCTTCTTCTATGGGTTCACCACAATGCGGACAAAAATTCACTTTAACATCTCTATCGTCTGCTTTAATAACAAAATGATTATAACAGTATTCGCAGTCTAAAATCATCTATTCTCCAGCCAGGATTCAAAATCCGTATATCCACCAATAATCTCACCATCTTCTATATGGTTTTGTTTTACTCTTATTTGTGGGAATGTCCTGGCACCAGGAAATTGACTAAACAATTCTTCTCTTGTAAAGTCTCTATCTAATTTAAAATACTCATACTTATGTTCAGTTTCCTGAATAAATTGTTGAGCTACTCTTACCGCTTTGTCACAATAAGGACAAAAATCTTTTCCAAATATTTCTATAATCATTTAAAAATCCATTGATTTAAAGCCATTACTGCACCCATCAATCCTAACATTGTAAATTGTATAATTGACATGATTGCAACAATGCTTAGTTGTTTTTCAGCCCAAGGAGCTAACTCTTTTTCTTGCCAATCATTAAATTGCTCAGGAGTAGCATCTCTAGGTTTATCTAAATTTAGAGGTAGTTGATGTTCATACCTATCAGGTCTCATAAAGATAATCCTTTTAGTGTTTTATCATCTACATCTTTTTTTACTCCACCAACAACATAAGAACTAATCTCAGTTTCTTGTGGAGCAACTTGAACATTTCCACCACCTATCCATTTTTCAGTCCATGGTAATGGGTTCATTTGAGAAACAGTATATGGACATTGTAAACCAATTGCTCTCATTCGTTTACATCCTATCCATTCAACATATTGTTTCAATATATTTTCATTAAGTCCAATCATTGAACCATTTTTGAATAAATATTCTGCCCACTGTTTTTCTTGTTCTATTACTTTTATATATAAGTCAATACATTCTTGCTCTGTTTCTTTTGCAATCTTTTCAAATTCTTTTTCATCTCTTTTTAAGAGTTTAAGTATTGTAGTTGTACCAGCCAAATGCGTATTCTCATCACGGGCAATAAATTTAATTATTTTCGCATTACCTTCCATCTTTTTAAGTTCAGCAAATGCCCAACTGCAGGCAAAGGATACGTAAAAGCGTACACCTTCTAGGGCATTCGCTGACATCATACACATCCACAAAGCTTTCTTGCTTGGCTTATTAATAAGGTCATCATAATATTTTGCAATATCGTTTCCACATTCTAAAATCTCTTTAACATCTAACATATTATCAAATACTGAACTTGGGTCCGGATATATATTTCTTATAATATGTGTATAAGACCTTGAATGAATTGTTTCAAAAAAGGACCATGTTTCAACCCAGTTCTCTAACTCAGGTAATGAAACAATTGGTAAAAATGCGAGGTTAGGCGCACGGCCTTGTACTGAATCTAATAGGATTTGTCTTTTTAAATTTGATGTAAAGATATGTTGTTCATGTTTTGAAAGGCTATGAAAATCAGCTTTATCTTTTGATACATCAACTTCTTCTGGTCTCCAGAAAAATCCTAATTGTTTATCGGTTATTTTTTCGATGACTGGATATTTAACTTGGTCGTATCTTGCGATGTCAACACCTTCATCAAAAAACATTTTCTTTTTTAAATGCGATTGTTTATTCTTTTTTAGAATTGGCAATTTCAAACTCCTTTAATTTTTTTAGTTCTCTTTCTACTATTTTTTCGACGTCTTCTACGTCAGGCAACATACACCAATCTTCAGATGACGCAGGCTTCGCAGTCTTCGTCGTCGATTGGGATATCTTGGATTGGGTTTTCTTCTTCATGTTGAGGTTCCATTTCTCCTGCACCATCATATGTATTGAAATAATACAATTGTTTTAATCCATACTTATAAGCTGTCACTAAGTCCGTTATCATTTCAGACATAGGAATCTTATTATCCTCATAGTGTTCTGGATTATAAGATGTATTGACCGAGATTCCCTGGTCTATATATTTTTGTAATATACCACAAATGGCTAAATAACCTTGTGGCGATTTTTGGTCCCATAGTAAATCGTACTTGTTCTTAAGGTGATGATATCCTGGTACAACTTGTGCCATTACACCATCCTTTGATTGTTTATATGATACTAAAGCTCTTGGAGGTTCAATACCATTAGTACTATTACTAATTTGAGCGGATGTTTCAGCCGGCATTAATGCCATTAAAGTTGAGTTTCTGATACCCGTTTCTATGAGTTGATTTCTTAACTCTGGCCACGGGAGTCTCTCTCTGTGCTTTGTTAAATTATTTATCGCTCTTTTATATGTATCATTTGGGAGTTTTCCACGGGCATATTTTGTCTCATGATTTAAAGGAATTTTCCCTTTTTCAATAGCTAAATCAGCCGATGCTTTAATTAAATAATAACTCCACGCTTCTGCATATTCATCCACTGTTTCGTATGCTGATTCATCATACTTCAAATCTCTTTTTGCTAAGAAATATGCGAGGTTGATGATTCCAATCCCAAGGGGGCGTCTATTAATAGTCCCTCGTTCAGCGGCGGGAATAGGATACGATTGATAATCAAGTAGCTCGTCAAGAGCGCGAACAGCAAGATTACAATATTTCTCAAATTCAGATGGTTCATTGATTAGTCCCCAGTTAATTGCGGAAAGAGTACATAAAGATATTTCTCCATTTGAATCGTCATAAGCATCTAATGGTTTTGTTGGTAAATCTATTTCACAACATAGATTACTCATACGTATAGGAGCAACTTTCTCATTAAATGCGCCATGTTTATTTGCATGGTCTACATTCATAAGATATATTCTACCTGTATCTTTTCTTTCGGTTAAAAACATTTGAAATACTTCAAGGGCTGGTAATGATTTCTTTCTAATAGAAGTTGCCCTTTCATATTTCTCATATAATTCTTTAAATTTATTTTGGTCAGCAAAAAATGTTTCATATAATCCTGGTACATCATTTGGGTCAAAGAATGTTATATTACCACCTTCAATTAATCTTTCATACATTAACTTATTGAATTGAAAAGCGTAATCCATGTGGCGAACTCTAGTTTCTTCAGTTCCTTTATTATTTTTTAATACAACTAAATCTTCAAATTCATAATGCCATAATGGTA